ATATTACGGAAAAAGTGACATGTTATTTTTTGAAGATGACCTATCTTCAAGAATACATGATTTATTTTTGGAGGGGAAAACTGACGCAGAAATTTTATCAATAATAAACCAAAACATGGAGGAAAAAACCAATGAAGTGTATTAAATCAATCAGAGCGTCTAAGGACGTAGAAGTCGGTGACATCAAAAGAGTTGATGACAAAACCGCAATGAATATGGTCGGCTTAAGCTGGCAATATGTTTCCAAAACAGAATGGAAAAAAAGTAGAGGAGTTAAACCTGTTGAACAAAAAACAGAAGTTGAAACTGTGGACACAGTAGAAAAGAAACCTTACAAGAAAGGTTCTAAACCTGAAAAGAAATCCAAATAAAATGAAAAAGGTTCTTAAAAAATTAGATTGGTGGTTTGATTACTACATCGCATGGATGTTCTATAATGGCAATAAACAAGACCAGTACATAGAGTACATGATAAAAAAGTGGGGGAATAAGAAATGAGTAAAGAAATGGTAAATGGACCAGCACATTATGGTGGTGCGGATAATCCATACGAAGTAATAAAAGTGTGTGAAGCTTGGGGATTAGATTGGGATGCATATCTTTTCAACGTAGTAAAATATGTTGCAAGGGCGGGAAAAAAAGATGACACAAAAGAATTGGAAGACCTGAAGAAAGCTGCTTTTTATTTAGACCGTAAAATTAAAAATTTGGAGAACAATGGCTAAGATTTATTGGTTAACAGGACAACCTGGTGCAGGTAAAACTACTATAGCAAAATACATTTGTAATAATCTATTAACTCAAAATTCATTCAATGTTGATGGAGATGACATCAGAGCGTTGTTTGATAATAAAGATTATTCAGAACAAGGTAGAAGAAAAAATGTTGAGTTGGCACAACAACTCTCACAATATCTTATGTCTAAAGGACATAATGTTATTGTATCATTAGTATCACCATATAAAGACCAAAGAGAAAGTTTCAAGAAAAAAATGGGTGAAAATCTTGTTGAGTTTTATGTTCACACAACTGAAGTTAGAGGACGTGAAAACTTTTTTGTAAAAAACTATGAAGCTCCAACTGAGATTTTTGTAGATATCGATACTGATAATAAAACGGTTGAAGAATGTGCTAGAACAATTCTATCATACGAATACTAATATGGAAAAAATACACGTAGAAGGAGACCCAAAACTAAAAAATAACCCTGGTAAACAATACTCAATGTTTATCGGAAGATGGCAACCTTGGCATGATGGGCACAGATGGTTGATAGACCAAAGACTAAACCAAGGTAAAAACGTATTAATTTGCATAAGAGATATCGCTCCCGATGAAAAAAATCCCTTTACCGCTTCACAAGTTCATTCAAATATAGTTGTTAAACTATTAGACTTGATAGCTGAAAAGAGAGTTGAGGTTATTGTCATTCCTGATATTGAATCAGTAAACTTTGGAAGAGGAGTTGGATATGATGTGATTGAACACGTACCACCACAAGAAGTCAGTGAAATATCTGCGACTAAAATCAGGGAACAATTAAAACAAGAAGGTAAACTATAATGTTAGAAACAAATAAAATAATTAATGGGGATTGTGTTAAAGTGATGGCCAACCTTCCTGAGTCTTGTGTAGACTTGATAGTAACATCACCTCCATACAATGTTGGGATTGATTACGATACTCATGATGATAGACAATCTATGGAAGATTATTGGCAGTTCACCAAAGATTGGTTATCAGAGTCTTATAGAATATTAAAAGATGATGGAAGGATTGCTGTAAACATTCCTTATGAGGTAAACGTACAAGACAGAGGAGGAAGAATATTATTCATGTCTGAGTTCTATCAGATTATGAAGAACCTTGGATTCAAATTCTTTGGATTAGTTGACCTTAATGAACAATCACCACACAGAAGTAAGACTACTGCTTGGGGTTCATGGATGTCTCCATCTGCACCGTATATCTATAACCCTAAAGAGTGTGTAATTCTTGGATACAAAAAGAATCACATTAAGAAAGTTAAAGGTGAGCCACAGTGGAAAGGTGAGTTGGTAGATTTAGAACAAGAAGACGGTACTGTCAAACAAAAGATGATGTATCAGGAGGAAGATAAGAAGGAGTTTATGAGTTTAGTCTACGGTCAATGGGAATACTTTGCAGATACCAAACAACAAACTAAAGCAACGTTCTCAATGGATATTCCAATGAAGGCAATTAAGATTCTTACATATAGAAATGATTTGGTTCTTGACCCTTTTACAGGTAGTGGTACTAGTTTAGTTGCCGCTGAAGTTAGTGGAAGACGATGGTTAGGGATAGAATTAAGTGAAAGTTATACTAAAGTGGCTAAAGATAGAGTTCAACATTTTATAGATAAAAATAGACAAATGGAATTAGATTTATAATAAAAGGGTCAGATGACCCTTTTTTTATATCCATGGATATTTATATGAAAACATTTCATGCCTGAAATTATCATAAACCAACATCAGCTAAGTCTTATTTCAAATCAAATCATTAATCAGAATTTGGTTGAAAAGTGGGAAAGATTATCTTCAAGTGATAAAGCTTTTGTTATTGAATGGTATAAAGTTCTTCACCCTGAAGAATCAAAGTTGATTGGTGAAGCTACAGGATGGAATACCGCGGCGGATTTTATCGGATTAGTTGACCCAACAGGTATTGTAGATTTGGTGAATGGAGTTTCCTATCTTCACCAAGGAGATAATTTATTTGGAATTTTATCAATAATATCTGCAGTGCCAATTGTAGGTAAGATTATTGGAAAACCTTTGATGGGTTCAGTTAAAATTGGGTCAAAAGCAACAAAAGCTGCGGAAATCGCGTTAGATGCTGCTAAGGTTGGTAATTTTGCCAAATCTGAAAAAATTTTAACAAAATTAGCGGCAGAACCAGGAGCCGTTGGTAAAATGGTAAAAACAGGTAGTTCTTGGGCACCAAAAGCCACAGAATTTATAGAAAAACTTCCCGCAGGACCATTTGGAGGACTTAAAAATACGATAATGAACTGGTTTGGATTGTTTGGTAAAGCTAGCGAAAATAGTAAGTTTGTTACAAAAACCGCTGGTGAATTAGCAACCAAAGTTGCATCCACAATATCTAAGGAAGAAAAAATCTCATTGTTATCAAAATTTGCGGCTGACGCCAAAAAAACTTCATTTCTTGACCCTTCCAATTTTTACAAAACATCTAAAAGTATTACAAATTTATGGGGTGGAGTACCAAGATTATTTGGTAACAGAGAAGTAAGAGCTCTAATGAGAAAAACTAAGTTTTGGTTAGGTTTTTTAGATTGGGTTGGAATTGGAAACTTTGTGGGACCTGATGAAGCTGCTGCAAAGTTAGGTGGAGAAGAAGCAATGCAAAAGAAAATTGCAGAATACCAAAAAACACCTCAAGCAAAGAAATATTTCGATGAAGATTTTAAAGAAATTGAAGGCGAAGGTGAAACTAAAACCGATGATTCAAAAAGTGATAACAAAGGAATTACTCAAGTATTTTCTAAATCTGATGACAAAGAAGATTCAACAGACACAACAGAGCCATTAACATCAATGTTTAAATCAATGCTTACAGGAGCATTAGTTTAATATATTTATTAAATAAAAAAAATGAAAGAAGAATTAACACTCAAATTAGTACAAATCCAATTACAATTCAAATTTTTGCATTGGCAAACATTCGGAGATGCAAAACATAAAGCATATGGTAAAATATATGATTCACTTGGTGATATCATAGATAAATTTGTGGAAGCCATGATGGGAAAATATGGTAGAGTTGAATTTGACCCTGAGTTTTCAATAATGTTTCAAGATATCAAATCATTAAGTGTTCAAAACTTTATAGATGGAATTACTGAATTTTTAGTTGGAATGACAGAGCAATTAGATTCAAGATATGACACAGATTTATTGAATTTAAGAGATGAAATATTGGGAGATATTAATCAATTGAAATATAGATTAACGTTGAAGTACTAAAAAGAAATTGTGAGAAAAAAATTAATTAAAGAGACGGGTATAAGAGATATTTCGGCTTTGAGAAAAAGATATCCCAAAGCCGAAATTTATTTTCACCAAGATTTAGATGGTGTTACTACTGCAATTGCAATGAAGAAATATCTTGAGGATAATGGAATCAACGTTGTCGATGCACACATTATTCAATACGGAGATAAAGAATTTGCAGTTAAAAAGAACGATGCTACAGGTGATGTGATGCCAGTCCTTGTTGATTTTGCTCATGGTAAACCAATGTTCAAGATTCACACAGACCACCACGATAAACAAGTTGGGGCTGAAAAAAATGCTTCAACATCTTTCAGACAAGCTCGTTCAAACGTAGAGACAATTTCTCAAGTTGTATCACCAAGAGATTTGTTTCCATCTTCAGATGTATTATTAATTAATACCGTGGATTCTGCAGACTTTGCTAGACAAGGAATAACAGCGGATGAAGTTGTGAATTATATCTACAGACTAGATAAAGAAGCTCCACTTCAAAAAAACAAAATGTTATTAGGATTTGTTATTAACAAACTAATATTAGCATTCAAGAATAGACCAGGATTTTTAGAGTACCTTGTAATGGAGTCAGAACCATCCTTGATGAATATATTAAGTCACATTAAGGAATGGATGAAAGAAACAAATGCACCAAAGCCAGAAGAATTACAAAAAAATGCACAAGATCATGTACAACAAATGAAAGACTATCCAAGGGT